TAGCAACAATCAAGAATCCAGAGGATATCTTGCATGAATACTAATATCATAGGAGGAAACTATGCCAACTGAAGAAAAAATGGTTGATCTAGATACATCAGGCGAAGGTGCTGAGATTAATCTAGAGGAAAAGAAAGACGAATCGGTAGTTGATACCGAAGCGCCTAAACAAGAAGAAGTAGTAGAAACGAAACAAGAAGAAGTAGTAGAAGAAACTAAAGAAGAACCTAAACAAGAAAAAAAGGACGAAGAATTAGAAGATTATAGCAAAGGGGTTCAAGCAAGAATTGCTAAATTAACTCGTAAAATGCGTGAAGCAGAGCGGAGAGAGAAGGCCGCTTTAGATTATGCAAAAGCAGTTGAAAGCAAAAGAAAAACTTTGGATTCCAAGTTTGGACAAGTCAATAAAGACTATGTAACTCAATTTGAAAAAAGAGTTAAAGACGGCATGGAGATGGCACAAAAAGAACTATCATCAGCGATAGAATCTGGCGATGCCACTGCACAAGTCAACGCTCAAAAGAGAATTGCTGCATTGTCTATTGATGAAGCTAGACTAAATGTGATGAAGGAAACTCCTGAAGCACAAGAAAAACCAGTCAAATTAGAAGACGCGGTATCTTTGCCTAGGGAAACACCATCAGAACTACCTAACCCTGATCCTAGAGCTGAAGATTGGGCTGCTAAAAACACTTGGTTTGGACAAGACAGACCAATGACTTTTACAGCTTTTGAAATCCACAAAGATCTAGTTGAAAAGGAAGGATACGATCCAAAATCAGACGAATATTATGCGGAAGTCGATAAAAGAATAAGACTTGAATTTCCTAATAAGTTTGATATAAAAGACAGTAATACGTCGGCAAGACCGACGCAAACTGTAGCCTCGGCTAGACGAGTTGTTAGGCCGGGCACAAAAACTGTGAAACTCACATCATCACAGGTAGCAATCGCTAAAAAATTAGGTGTGCCACTCGAAGAGTACGCAAAACAATTAAAAAACACGAAGGAGGTATAGCGTATGGAAAAAGAAAACAAAACTTCTCGTGCGAGCCAATCGAGGTCTAAGGCTGAAAGACCAAAGGTTTGGGTTCCACCGTCATCTTTAGATGCACCCCCTGCCCCTGATGGATTCAGGTACAGATGGATAAGAGCCGAGGTAGTTGGTTTCCAAGATACGAAAAACATAACTGGAAGATTAAGAGAAGGTTATGAATTAGTTCGTGCCGAAGAAGTCGAAAATGCAGGTGACTATCCAGTTCTCGAAGACGGGAAACACAAGGGAGTGATCGGAGTTGGAGGCCTTCTTCTTGCGAAGGTACCGGTTGAGATCGCGAAGCAGAGAACGGACTATATGGCAGCACGTCATAGAGACCGAAGTGAAGCCGTAGAAAACGATCTGATGAAGGAGCAAGATCAGAGGATGCCTATCAATGTTGACAGGCAGTCTCGTGTAACCTTCGGTGGTACAAAGAAATAATATTATTTCGTGGGTTAATCCCTATCATCGAATTCATATAAACCGTAAATGCTCTTAAAAAGCATTTACACTAAGGAGACAAAACTATGGCAAATAGAAACACACAAGGTTTTGGGCTTATTCCTGCAGGTACGCTTGGACAAACTCCAGCGACAGCCGGCTTAGGTAAGTACAAAATCGATGCGGGTTATACTACAACAATCTACAATGGTGGTGCTGTGGCTTCTAGTGCTGGTTATATTATCAATGGCCAAACAGCGGCCGCACCTATCTTAGGTGTGTTAAATGGAATATTCTATAACGCGGCGACAACTTTGAAGCCAACGTTTGCGAATTTCTATAAGCAACCGATAACACCAGCAAACTCAGAAGACGTAGACGCTTTTGTGTTTGATAACCCTCAACAACAATATGTAGTGGCAACAGATGACACTGCAGCTCAAGCCTTATATTTAGAAACGTTTGATATGAATACTTCTGCTGGTAGTGATACTACTGGGAAGTCTTCAGCAACTCTAAATATTGGCGTGACTGGAAACGACGACAAATCTTTCAGATTATTAAGATCTGCTGAAGATCCTGAAAACGATGAAAATGCGGCTTTCAGATCTGTAGTGGTTGTTCCAAACTTAATTGAGTTACAATCGTAATAGGAGAATAGGAGATAAATTATGGCAATATCACGATCACAACTAGTTAAAGAACTAGAGCCAGGATTGAACGCCCTGTTCGGCCTGGAATATAAAAGGTATGAAAATCAGCATGCTGAAATTTATACTAATGAAAACAGTGACAGAGCTTTTGAAGAAGAAGTAATGTTATCTGGTTTCGCAAACGCGCAAGTGAAAGCTGAAGGTGCTGGAGTGTCTTTTGACGAAGCACAAGAAACTTTCACAGCTAGATACACTCACGAGACAGTGGCTTTAGCATTTGCTATCACGGAAGAAGCTATCGAAGATAACCTCTACGATAGATTAGCTTCTAGATATACAAAAGCTTTAGCAAGATCTATGAGCAATGCGAAACAAGTAAAAGCGGTAGAACCTCTAATTCAAGGTCTTCCTACAACGGACAACTTTGATTCAGGTGATGGCGTTAGCTTGTTTAACACTCAACACCCTACAGTAGCAGGTGTTTTCAAAAACACTTTAACTACTCAGGCGGATCTTAACGAAACATCTTTAGAGCAATCGATGATTGACATCGCTGCTATGACAGATGAAAGAGGTCTTAGAGTTGCAGCAAGAGGAGTAAAAATGATTATTCCTTCTGAGCTTCAGTTTACAGCTGAGAGATTGATGAAATCTCAAGGTAGAACTGGAACAGCTGATAATGATATCAACGCAATCGTATCAATGGGTATGGTTCCTCAAGGTTATAGAGTGAACAACTACCTAACTGACTCTGATGCGTTCTACATCATTACAGACGTACCTAATGGTATGAAAATGTTCACAAGAGCTCCATTAACAACTGCAATGGAAGGTGACTTCGATACTGGAAACGTGAGATACAAAGCTAGAGAAAGATACTCATTTGGTGTATCTGACCCTAGAGGTATCTTCGGTGTAGAAGGTGCGTAATCACTAAAAGAACATTAAAAGGGGGCTGTTGAAAGCCCCCTTTTTTTATGATAAAGGGGAGAGAATCATGAAAACTTTTCGAGTACAAATCAGAGCATACGGCTATTATGCTGACTTTAATCTTGTGTCAGAAGATGAGGATAAAGCCTTTGAAAATGCACTAGTTGACAAACTAGGACAAAATGATATTGTATGGGAAAAAGATGGATTCACTAATGAATCCAAAATGTGGTTAACCTATGAGGAGGTTATAAATGACACACGTTCAGGAACTCTACACAAAGAAGAGAGGTCTAGAACTTGAGTGGTCGCAGCACTATAATCAGGAGAAAAAATATACTCTTGATATGGTAAGGATTGATGACAGAATTAGACAAGTCATCAGTCATATTAAGCAAGCTGAAGCAGTAGAAGCTCAGAAGCTTAATAAAATAGAAGATGCTGCCCCTACTACGTCGGTAGCTACGTAAATAAAAGCTACATCGTTGAAATACGTACATTCATCACAGGCTCTCTTGCACTCTTCAAAAATCTAATATATAACAAACTCACTATACAATTATAAAGATCATAGACGCGTATAGTCGACGGCCTAGAGACTATGATCTGTAAACTAGGAGGATATAATTATGGCAAGTACTACATTTAATGGACCGGTACGTTCGGAAAACGGTTTTAAAACAATCGTAAAAAGCGCAACAACTGGTGCCTTAACAAATGAAATGACTTTTTCTCAGTACACTGCAACTGTAACTGTTGCTAATGGTGCTACTACAGGAAAAGAATCATCTATCGGCATACCCTCTAACTTCATACCAATGGGTGTTATGATAGCTGTAACAACTGCATCAACAAACGCTGTTAACTTAGTTGACATCGGAACTGATGCTGACACAGATGGTTTCGTAGACGGAATCACTGCAGCTACAAACTCAACTGGTTTCAAAGGATTTTTCCCTTGTAACGGAGTTTTAGGAATGTCAGGCGGAACTACAACTGCAGCAACTGCAACAGCAGACGAAGTAGAAGTAGTTTTAAGTGGTGATCCAGGAGCAGCTGGTGCAACAATAGTAATGAAATTTATTGGTGTAGCTAGTTCTTCGGACGCTAGTTAATAAATAATCTCGGGGCGCCTGGTGATGCAGGCGTCCTTTAAAAGGAGGACAAAAAATGGCAGACACAGTATTAAACACAACTGTATTTGACGGAGCTAAAAAACTTATCACTCACTACAATGTAGTTTCTGATTCTACTGGAGGCACAACTAAAATAGTTGATGTTTCTGAATTAGCATCAAACAATGGTAAAACTTGCAAAACTGTAAGACTAAATAAAGTTAGTTTTAACGTTTCTGTAACAGCACCAGTAGATGCGATCAGAATGCAATGGGATGCAACAACAGATGTTGTATTTCAAACATTAAATGGTGAAATGGAATACGATTACTCATCTTTTGGTGGGTTAAAAAATACAGAAGCTAGTGGGTTCACTGGTGATGTAAATGTCGTTTTACCAGCTTGTGCAGATGGAGATACAGGTACAATCGTTTGTGAATGGATTAAAGTTTACGAATCGTAGGAGTTTGAATGGCTAATACAACTTCTGGATCAGCTACGTTTGATAGAACTTTTGCTATTGATGAAATAGTAGAGGAATCTTTTGAAAGAATTGGATTATCTAATGTAGCTGGTTACCAATTAAAATCAGCAAGAAGATCTCTAAATGTTTTGTTTCAAGAATGGGGAAACAGGGGTATTCACTATTGGGAAATAGCAGATACTAATATTGATTTAGTTGAAGGACAGTCAGATTACGATTTTTTTAGATCAAGTGATGATGGCACAAGTGCATCAACTACACCTACGAATGGTATTTATGGTATGTCAGATGTATTAGAAGCACAATTAAGATCTAACAGAACTCAAACAACACAAGCAGATTCACCGATGACAAAAGTAGATAGATCTACTTACGCAGGTTTTTCTAATAAATTATCAAAAGGAACTCCTAACCAATATTGGGTAGAAAGATTTATAGATAAAGTTAGAATACACATCTATCCAACACCAGACTCTACGAATGCGTCAAAAGATATGCATATTTACTACATCAACAGAATTCAAGATGTTGGTGATTATACAAACGCAACGGATGTTCCATTTAGATTTGTTCCTTGTATGGTTTCAGGTTTAGCATTCTATCTTGCACAAAAATATAAACCAGAATTAGTTCAAGCTATGAAATTATATTATGAAGATGAATTAGCTAGAGCGTTAGCAGAGGATGGGTCAGCTTCAAGTACATATATTACTCCTAAAGCTTATTACCCAGGTACATAATGGCAAAATACGCAACAGGTAAATATGCAAAAGCTATATCAGATAGATCTGGTTTAGAATTTCCATATCAAGAAATGGTTAGAGAATGGAACGGTTCTTTAGTACATGTTTCAGAATTTGAACCAAAGCAGCCACAATTAGAACCAAAACCAATGAATGGTGATGCAATATCTCTACGTAATGTTAGACCATCTAGAGAAGCGCCGGCAGTTGCTTATTCTATTCCAGAAGATGGTTTTAAAACATATCAAGCAGGTTCAGGAATTATAAATGTTACGGCACCAGGTCATGGTCTTACAAACGGAACAACATATAGATTTAGAGGTCAGCCAACGACTTCACCAGGAACAGGAACGCCTACAAATCCTGTTTTTGCATACGCTGATCCAGGAAGTTTTGATAGTATTACAGGTGCTAATATTGCAAAAGCAGCTGGCTATACAGTTACAACAGGAAAATATGTTAGTGATACAGGCGACGGGAACCCTGGAAGAGATACTTCTGATTATTCTGTTGCAAATTTTTTTCATTTTACAGTTGATACAGATACTGCTACAAAAGGAGGAGTATCAGGAGGAGGATTAGGATGTTCAGTTGGACCAGTTTCATTAAGCGCATAAAAAACTTATTTAGTAAAAAAACTAAAGTAGAAGTTAAAGCTGTTGTAAATCGTAAGCTAGATAAAATTCTTAGAAAACATAAAGGATCTAAATAATGGCAGGAATTACTTACGACACTTTGGTTACACAAATTAGAAACTACACAGAAGTAGATTCTAATGTTTTGTCTACAGATCAATTAGAAAATATAATTTTAAACGCTCAGTACAGAATCATGAGAGATGTTCCTATTGATGCAGATAGAAAACAACAAACAGGTAACTTAGTTACAGGACAAGAATCTATAAATGCTCCTGCTGGAGCATTATTTATTAGAGGCATACAAGTTTATGACTCTACAAGCGCATCGACAGGTGCAAATAATTGGTTAGAGAAAAAAGACGTAACTTATTTACAAGAATATCAACCATCAACAGAATCAGCAAAAAGAGCTAAACCAAAATATTATGCTATGTTTGGTAACGCTACGGGAAATACTGATACTACATCAGGTAGAATATTCTTGTCTCCAGCTCCTGATAATACATATGTATTTAGAGTGCATTATAATAAAATGCCCGATACTTTAGAATCTAGTAATCAAAGCAATTATATCAGTCTGAACTTCCCAAATGGCTTATTATACTGCTGTCTAGCAGAGACTTATGGCTTCTTAAAAGGCCCAGCAGATATGTTGACATTATACGAGCAAAAGTATACACAGGAAGTACAGAAGTTTGCAAATGAGCAAGTTGGTAGACGTAGAAGAGACGACTATACTGACGGCACAGTTAGATTACCAATTAACTCACCAAACCCTTAGGAGATAAATTATGGCAATTACATCGGCAGTATGCACAAGTTTTAAAGTAGAATTATTAAAAGGTGTTCACAATTTTACAGCAACAACTGGTAACACTTTTAAAATTGCTTTGTATGACAGTGACGCAACTTTGGGGGCTAGCACAACAGCTTACACAACTTCAGAGGAGATCACTAACACATCTGGGACTGCTTACACAGCAGGAGGCGCAACTTTAACAAGCGTAACTCCAGTTGCATCAGGCACAACAGCAGTTTGTGATTTTGATGACGTTAGTTATACATCAGCTTCATTTACAGCGAACGGTGCATTAATTTATAATGATACAAATGCTACTGATGCATCAGTTTGTGCAATCGCTTTTGGTTCCGACAAGACAGCAACAAACGGAACTTTCACAATTCAATTCCCAACAGCTGACGCAACAAACGCGATCATAAGACTAGCATAGGAGGACCACCATGTCGGTTTCTTCAGGATGGGGTCGATTCACCTGGGGCCAAGCTTATTGGAACCGTGATGCATTACTTGCAACCGGTTGGGGTGCAAAAGCATGGAATGATGGTGAGTGGGGAAATCTTGCAGACGAGACAGTTTCATTAACAGGTGTATCTTTTTCATCTAACGTAGGTTCCGTTGGTATTTTAGCAGGAGCTTTAGTTGTACCAACAGGAGTTTCATCTACAGCATCAACAGGATCTATTTCACCTGTAATTCCGAAAACAGTAGAAATAGGAAGTGTATCTTTTCAATCTTCAGTTAATTCAATTACAAATGTAATTGATGTTTCATTTTCTTTAACAGGAGTTTCTGCAACAGGCGCAACAGGAGTGTTAGATCCTGCAGATCAATTTATGGGTCTTACAGGACAAGAAGTTTCTGTTGATCAAGGAACAGCGGTTTCACCAAATGAAGATGTATCTGTAACTGGACAAGCAATAACTTCAGCACAAGGAACAGCCCAGGGTGTAACTTCACATGAAGCTAATTTAACAGGACAAGCGATTACAAGTAATATTGGTTCTGTAACAGTTCCGAATGATGCAGCTATTTTAACAGGTCTTGAAATAGAATCTAATTTAGGAGTTCTTGTAGGTTTAGGTTCTGCGGTAGAAACTTTAACAGGACAAGCTATAACAACAGCAACAGGCACTTTAGCTCCTGCAGATGTTATGGGATTAACGGGTGTTTCTGCTACATCTTCAGTAGGAAGTATAGATCCAGAGGATCAGGTTGTAGGATTAACTGGAGTAGAAGCTACAGCTAGCGTTGGAGCACCATTTATTATTGCATATGAGAATATTGACACCGGTAGTAATACGTCTTATAGTAATGTTTCAACGGGATCGAATACATCGTATTCAGATGTTGCAACTGGGTCAAATACCAGCTATAACGACGTAACAGGAGAAGCAGCTTAATATGGCATCAAGTTATACACCCTTGGGTATCGAGCTTCAGGCAACTGGTGAAAATGCCGGTACATGGGGAACAAAAACAAATACAAATTTACAGATCGTAGAACAAGTATCTGGTGGTTATACTACGCAAGCCGTATCAGATTCTGGTGATACAACTTTATCTGTATCTGACGGATCTACAGGTGCAACTCTTGCACACAGAATTATTGAATTTACAGGTGCATTAACAGCAGGAAGAAACGTAACTATTCCTCTTGATGTACAAAACTTTTACATTCTTAAAAACTCAACTTCAGGATCTCAAACTGTAACGTTTAAATATGTTTCAGGTTCCGGTGACTCTGTTGCTATTGCAAATGGTAAAACATCTTTAGTTTATGCAAAAGCAGATGATGGTACAAATCCAAACATTGCTTCTGTTGCATTAGCAAGTGATCTTGTTGATGATACTT